TTTCATTTAGTATTATCATGACACGAATGAAGGCTCTCGAATTGAGAGCCTTCATTCTTAAATATCCAGCCAGTCAAATTCAGCTACGAGATCATCTTGGCGATCACTGGTTAGGATATATCACCACCAATCCAAACGAATTCGAGACGACCGGAGCAAATCGCTCAACGGCAAACGTAGGATACGCTATGTCTCGAATCACGTTGGAGTTTCGCGGAGTTAAACAATGAGAACGCTTTCAGTTGCAGCGTTAGCAAAAGTGGCTCAGAACCTGGGTACTGAGCCAGTAATTGTAATCCAGGTGCAGTGGAGCGATGATGGCAACCTCTACACCTATGGTGATGTTGACGCCCCCGGAGTTAACGGCAAAATACTCGAAGTGAGCGGTTTGGATAACGTTATCACTATTACGGGTGTTTCTCAAGCCACAACCGGGGATTCCCAGGAACTCAGTTTTACACTCGATGACACCGACGGACATATCAAAGGCATTCTTGACATAAATGACGTTCATAAACGTCCTGTGTGGGTTTACCAATGGTTTCCCGATCTTGCATTCACGGACAAATTCCTTCTATTCAAGGGCGAAGTCAGTAGCCCAATTGAATGGAGCGAAGGTGAAAGAACCGTGAATTTTAATGTGATAAACAAGATCGAGGATGCAGAAGTCGGTTTCTCAATCGAAGAAGGCAACTTTCCATTTGCCCCCGATGACCTCATCGGCAAACCGTGGCCCTTGGTGTTTGGTACATGCGTGCATATTCCGGCTCTCAGAGTCGTTGAGCCATTCCAAGGGATACTCCAGACAGGGTTTGGGGTTCATGATTTCACGCTCCAAGGTCGACTGAATCAATTGCAGAAAATGTGCTGTCCGTTGGTGTTTTCACATCAAGAGTATGTTTTCAGCGGCAGTAATATTGTCGGTGTTGCTAATGCCACACTGACGAATATTTACCGCCCTGAGGGTGCTTGCGTTTGTAAGATTCGGAACACCAACATCGAATGGACAGCAGAACTAGCGCTTCAACGCAGCTACGAATATGCTGAGATTGAAATCATTCGTGGTGAAATCTTCCCTCAAGGGACGATGATTACCTTGGACATTTGTGGCGCTCGCGTCTATGGAAAGTTTGATGGTACAAATGAAAATCCATCCACAACATTCCTAGTCAATCAGTACACTCATCCGAAGGCGGCAGATTATTCGATTCAACCAATTGTGAACTACAATTGTATTCACGTTACCAGTGCGAATTGGGGTGGTCCAGTAACAACTGCTCCGACGCCACCTTCGCCAGTTGTGAATTGCGATGCACCAGCACAAGACAACGATCGAGCCGAACTCGGTTGGGATTATTTGGCAACATTTCCGAACGCTGATTTCTTTTGGGCTGAACCTGGATGCAGAGTTTTCCTAGTTCAGACTGAGGAAATTATTTACATCGCGAATCTGCTACCAAGTACGATTCTGCGTGTAGCAGCATATCGGACATTTGACACAGGTACGCGAGTGTTGACTACCGTGCCGTCATCGCTGTATACCGTGCGAATCACGGATTACAACGGTTACATGGTTACGGAGATTGTATTCACACGATTGCTTAGCCGTCGCGGTGAGGGTTGGGAAGATGATATATTCGTCAGTCAAGAGAGTTCAGTTGGTCCGAACACTGTGGACATTCTCGAATACCTAATCGAGAAGTACACTACGTTCGGAATTGACGCCACGACGTTTAACGACGTGCGAACAAAGATTGACAACTATCCGTCTAGCTTCCCACTGCTTGAACGTCGTAACATTTTGGAAGTGCTGCGAGAAATCGCGTTTCAAGCACGTTGTGCGCTTATACTCAGGAATGATACTTTCTTCATCATTTACCTGAGTGAAGAACCAACGTCGAATTTTGCAATTGACGAAGACGACGTGATTGCAAAATCATTCGTTTTGTCGCACACAGAAACGGAGGATTTAGTCACGAAGTTTGTAGCTGAGTGGAAAATCGATTACTCCACGGACGAGAAGAATCGGGTAATCCTACGCTACAATGTGCGTCGATACGGTACGCAAGAACAGAAGTTTGATTTCTACATCTACAACATCTTGCAGTTGGTGCAGAAGTCGGCAACATTCTGGCTTATTCGTATGGCGAATACGTGGCGACGTGTGAAGTTAAGCACACCTTTGACTAAGTTAGCGGCTGAAGTCTTTGATATCGGGACGGTCACCTTACCGGACTTTGCTTCAGTGCCGGTGAAGTGTATTGTTGAACAAGCAACGTACAATTCAGATACTCATGAAATTGACTTTGAGTTCTGGACGCCGGTTCGTTCTGGTGAACAGACCCCTTATGATTTTGCATGGCCTGCATTGATTGACGTTACTTTCCTATGGCCAGAGCGTGAAGACCTTTTAGTTGGTAATGCTGGAGGTTCCGGGCCGAATGTTGATGTTGAAGCACCGGATGGACACGTATTGGATGCAAGTCCACCGGAAGATTTCAACGTCACGTTGGAGGATTTGACCTGCACACCAAATGAATATTCTAATGATATTCTTGGTAAGTGTCGGAAAGATCACGGTGACAAGAAGCCAACTGATGTTGATGACGAGAAGCCAGCAACGAAAGTGCCAGGCGAGGATGAGCCTGAAGTGCCTACGTCAAAGAATCCGATCGGCGATAAGCCGACCGTGATTAAAGAGATTCAGGCGGCAGCCGCAGAAAATTCAGCAGATAACCAGAATAATGCGGCTGCAAGTGGTGCTGGTGGTGCTGGTGCGCCCGCGCCTCCTGGCGAGGAAGATAATCCGTATGACAATATGCCCGATGAACCCGAAGACGAGGAATGTCAAACGTATGTGCAATACCGTGAATACACGGCTGTCAACAGCGTTATTTTGGGCATGGGAATCGGTACGAACCCTGGTGATACTGGACCATTGGCGTCATCGCCGCCTGCAAGCGGCGATAATTTAATTCGATTGTGGTTTAATTCCAAGCAAGCTGCTTTGGATATTGAAGCCTATTTACAATCAATTCAACACGCCGATTGTACAGTAGGTGAACCGCATCTCATCGCAGGTACAATTGGCTCTAATACAGTAAATTGGACACCTGAGTGCGAGGAACCTGAAAACGCATCCTTAACGGCTGTTACAAAGCCGACTGAGGATTACGCTTGGGATACGCAGATCACGGATGCATTAGAGAATGGACTCTAAGTTGACACTTAGGCACGCCGGATTTACGGACTTTGGTGGTGGTCCGTTTTCCGGCGTGTCCTTTTAGGACACCACTATGAAAACCAAATTCGGAAAAGAGTTCGAGGAGGCGCTTAAGTACCTACGCGAGAATCATAAACCTCTATGTGGATTACCTATTCACATAAAGATTGATTCTGAACTCAAAGATTACGGCCTCGCTGTTTTCTATCCGGGTAAACGTTGGATTATTCGTATCAGAGAAAAGCAGAGTATTGACATGGCTGTCGATACATTACTGCATGAATGGGCACATTGTCTTCAAGATGAACGCGAACCACACAATAACGTGCATCACACTGATTTGTGGGGTACGTTGTTCGCCCAAATCTATCGAGGGTATCATGGCAAGTAAGAAGAAAAGCGGCTGTGCTGGTTGCACACCTGGAGCCGCCTTCACGTCGCAGCGAAAGATAAACGCTGCGAAATACCCTCAACCGATTATAAAGGAAGATGGGAGCCTACTGTTCAAGACAGTGGCTCCCAAGCTTCCCGGTTATAGCCATGATCCGATCAACACAAAGAGGTTGATACCGGACCTGTTACCTTGTACAAAACGCATGACGTTGCCAGTTTTGCAACGCGACGGTAAGTACGTGGTAATGAACAAATGCAACCATTCTGAGTGTAAACTCAGAGGTCAGGAAGTTAACAAGGACATTTGCAGCACTTGTCCTCTCAGAGTTATTCCAAGAACGACTAAGGCAACGGTCCCACAACCATACGTCTGTACGCCTCCGCAGTAGCAATGCAATCTTGCAGTGCATCATGGGCTTTTTCGTTCTTAACGTTAAGTTGCGAACAAATGTAACCGAGGATCGATTTTGGGAAAGGAACCTTGTGAGGCAGAACACAATTTGAATCTTTGGCGTATTGGTCGTTCAGAAACTGGGCGACCGCCAAAGTATCCCGATACCACGGATGGAAGAAATCGAAGAAACTCTTTTCGCCTAACCAGTCTTTGACGAAGTTAAGGTCGAACGCCCAATTTTGGGCGAGTGGTAGCAACTTCCGATTCTCAGGCAACTTAGCTCGTCGATTGTGCATATCCTTACGCAAGTTCACGAACCAATCGTCGAACAGATCAGCCGCATCCCAAGGATCAATAGCCGTTTGCATGATGTTGGCAAATGAGATTCGACTCACTTCCATCGCATCCGGTTCTATGTTTTCGGGGCGCTTAGGCTTCATATTAACGTAAAACGGATTGACTTGTAGATCAGGCTTGATGTCTGAGTCTAAAAGCAAAACGCAGATTTGAATGATGTCGTGGTGGCCGGGTATGAATCCGGTTGTTTCAACATCAATCGCTGCCAAAAGGTTTCCGTTAAAGTGAATCACGCAAAGTGCCTCATACCGATTTTCTGGATAACGGTTGCCCGCAGATCGTGAAGCGTGCCGTTGTTCTCCAGCGTATCGGCGAAATTAGGCCAGCCATCAAGTGAGACTTCGCGACCATCAGTGCCAAATGGCTGGTCAGGTCGCGTAACATTGTAGCAAAAGCCTCCGGCTCGAACGATGGCATCGCCTTCATTCGGATAACCAAGGTCTTTAATGAGAACAACATCAGCATTCTTCACGCCATATAAAGCGTAAGCAATCCAGGTGTCCTGATAAACGTCGCGAAGTCTATTACCGACGCCGATCCAGATGTCTCGTGGGGACATACACATCAGTGGCAGAACGACTTCCTTGAGTTTGTAGCCGGTGTCAGATTCGTAGAATTCACCGGGTTGCAGTCCAGCCCAACTATAAAGTTGGTAGGCGATATCCTTGAGTTTATCCGCAAAACCAATTTTCCGAACTTTAAGGTCCGGCTTCGTCTCACTCAACCAATCTTTGAGCAGGTTGCAAGATGAATCCTTACCTCGGCCCTTTTTGTAGCCGATTCCGATAATGAGCATTACTTCGTCCTTTCCAAAGTGTTGTTAACAACTCGCCAAGGTACTCCACCTTCGGCTCCAGGTTTCAAACTAACATTCCCTACGTAGAACTGTGCTTGGTCTTGCATGTTTCTACCTTTGGGATAACCTTGAGGAAGCTCGCGACCAACGCGGATTTTGGACCAAAAGCCTACTTCTTCCGCATCGAGCCACCCAATAAACGAATCGTAAAAATCTGAGAATTTGGTTAAAGCGCCAGGTATCTTGAAGCATTTTTCCTCAATAAACGCTTGAAGTTGAGTCATGTTGCCGATAGCGGTTCGCTTCTTCTCTTGAGTTTCAATGATCGGAATCGCGAGTCTGTCATCGGGAGCCGGAATCTCAACGCTCATAATCGCACCTAAGAAGTCGGGCGCTTCCTTTTCCAAAAGCTGAAATAGTCGAAACTTCGGAACTAATTCATCCTTTGAAAACGGAGGAACACAAACCATTGTGATGCGGCTATCGCCAGGAAACACCGGGCAGAAAAGGTGAGAGTTTGCAGTCTGAATCCAATGTGTCGTATTCACAATGTGGTAAGGTGTTTGACCCTTAATGTGTACCGAAATCTCTCTGGCCGTTACCCAGTTCTTGATCCGGTTCCGTGCATCTTTGTGCTTGCTGAGGTCAAACTCATCAATCACGCAGATCACAGCATTTTGCAATTCGCCATTGAAGCCGCCGTCGCTTGTGATAGCTTGGCTTGCCTCAATGTACCCTTGATTCACCAACAAGCTTAGAGCTTCATGGAAGGTGCTCTTGCCTGTTGCTTCTTCTTCCGAATAGAAGAATAAGTAAGGCAACGGTTCCTTTGGCTGTTGAAATATGGATGCGACCCATACCTTGAGGTAGTCGCCGCCAGTTTTCACGCCGTGAATTTGGCACCACTCATTAGCGAGTACGGCCTCATCGAGACCACTACCGCAATGATTGAGCACCTTCATCCATGTTGAATACTCATACGGTTCCTCAAGCTTTGGCTTGAAGCGCAGTTGAGCGGCATTGCGATTCCATTTACGGTCGCCAGGGAACTCGTCTTCAAAAGGAATATTCACTACGGTCCAACTCCTCAAAACACAATTGCCGAGAACATTGTTGATTTCGCGATCACCGAAGTTCATTGACTTGAGCGCTAGCTTAACATGGTTGATCGGCTCTGTTTGCCAACCTTGGCCTGAGTTTATACTCCAATTGTAATCCTCGCCTGAATCGGTAATCAAGTGCCTTACTAGATCATCGTAGTTACCTACCTCACTCTCTGAAGGCGCTTGAACCTTTATGTTGAATATGCGAGTCCAGTAGCCTTTCTCCATTTGCCATCCTGGCATGTCACCACCATTGTCTTTAGCTTCATGCTTCACTTGCATTATCAGTCGGCCATCCTTTTTGTGGTGTCTGACTACAGCTTCACGGTTCATGGCCCAGTTTGGCAGTTTGATCGCCGCACCTAATTGATCGGCGACCTTGACGGCTACCTCAGCCTCTTGGAAAACGAATCCACCTTTTTCGAGTTCAATGCCGTCGCTCGATCGAGCAGCGGTTTGGAGGTCCGGCTCTTGATTAAGAAAGCAACGTGTGTACCCGTTCTTATCCTGTTCCCACGAAGCGTGTTCTTGGATTCCTGCGGTGTAACGCCTGACTACCCAAGCACCACGCCTGATTGGGAAACAGAAACAATTATGATCGGCACCGCGTTCTTTGCCAACCGCAACTGTTTCAAAGATACCTCTGAGGTTAAGCTCAGAATGAACTCGTTTCAAATCAGCAGTGTGACAAACCATCATCCAGTGGTCTTGGTCCCACCACCATTGAGCGCCGACTTCATCAAGTTTCTGTTGCACGCGAATGTGCGCTTCTTCGAGTTTAATACGCGGGCGCGTACCACAAAGTTCCTCGAACAAGTCAACATCGCCGCCCTCAATGTATCTTGGTAGATTCTTGCGTCGATTACCCTTCACAACTTCCAGGTGATCTTTCCAGTTGACGGGTATATCCGTAAGGGTTGAACCGGCTTTAATCAACTTGAGTCCGTCAGTGCCAGTCATCTTGCGGTGCCACACCCACATATTGCCGCCGCAGGCATCGACTTTGCTTTGGAAATCAAAACCTGTCTTCGCACTCAACATGCCTAGAATAGCACGTCCGAGCGCAGCGTGTTCCGTGTGATTCTCGGTTGAGATAGAAGGCAAGAAAACGTACAAGTGATATCCGCGTCCAGACGTAGACTTACGTACTGTGACCCAGGGTATCTGCATTGCAGTCGTCTTGAGAGCTTCCAATTCGTCGGCAGAAAGACCTTGCTTATGGTTCGCAATGGAGTCGAAGTCGTATGCTACCCATAGAGAGCAACGACGTGCCCAATTCCAACCTGTTAGGCCCACGCCTTCCGCATGTAATCCGAGTGGCCAAGTCTGTTCCTTGGGGTTATACTCAGGATCGGTCTTTGCGCGGTATGGAATACGGAACGACTTCCAGGTCTTGCCAGGATCAACGGGGTCTTGCCAGCCGTGCCAAGTACGTCCCTGATATTCCCCTTGAGTGCGAACTCCGTTGTCCTGCGCGGCGTTCACTTGGACTTCCATTTCGAGATTGTAGAGATCAGCCAAATCCTTGTGGGTTTTGGCGACGAGAAATGCCTTGATTGCTTCAGTCTGTAACATAGCCTCTCCCGAAGAAATTGAGTGCCAACTCAACGAAATTGAGTGCCGCCTCAACATGAAGAACTCAACTCAATGCGCTGTCCAGCGTCGGTTGCAATGTTGGGCAATCCACTAATCCCGAAATGTCAAATTTTGTCGCATTTATTGACTACTTTTCTGGACGATTTTCGTAACTCGTTTGGAGCCATAGACTTAGCTGTTTGTAGTTACTGATTGATACCTATTCCGCTTATACAGAACAAAACAAAACAAAATTAAACAATAAAGGAATAGGGCAGGTTACTGGCTTGACAATTGTAACTCGTTGCGCCGTAAGGGTTTGCGCTCCGCGCCGGTTACAATTGTCGTAAGTCTATACGCCACAACGTTTTAGGTCGATCCGTCGAACCGCGCACAATGCAATATAATTGTCAGAATTCGCTAAAATTCCATGCGACAAAATGCCAGTTTTCGGCATTATTGTTGTGGCAAGATTCCCTTGCACGGTAGGATTTCTGAGTTGAGTTGGCTCACCGGCAAATTGAGTTTCCACTCAATTCAACCGCGAAAAGGGAATCAATGAGTTGAAACTCATTTTCACTACTTTTCTGAGGAGAACTTATGAGTTCAGTCCGAGAGGTCGCGGTAAGCGACATTCGTCCGAATCCCGTCGCGTTGCGTTCTGTTGATACCGAAAGCGAAGACTTCATTCAACTGCGTGACTCGATCGCCGACATCGGCTTGCTGAGTCCAATCTCAGTTCGCGAACGAACTGAAACGGTCGAGAACGAGACGGTAACGTATTACGAAATCATTGACGGTCTGCATCGTTACACCGGCGCGTCCGCCGCTGGCCTGGAAGTCATCCCGGTCAACGTGATGGAAATGGACGAGACGGAAGCTTTCTTGGCACAGGTCATGGGCAACGCCCTGAAGATCGAAACCAAGCCGGTCGAGTACACGAAGCACTTGCAACGCATCTTGAGTGCAAACACAACCTGGACGCTGAATGAGTTGGCCCTCAAGGTCCACAAGTCGGCTTCGTGGTTGAATCAGCGGTTCGGTTTGCTGAAGCTGAACGAACAAGTTCAGGCACTCGTCGATGAGGACAAAATCACCGTGCTGAACGGCGTGATTTTGAGCAAGCTGCCTCGCGAGGAACAGTTGAATTACATCGAGCAGGCCATGACCATGACGAACACCGAGTTCGGCCCACTGGTTACGGCACGCATCAAGCAGATCAAGGAAGCGGAAGCTGCTGGCCAAGCCCCAGGCGAAGCCGGTTACGTTGCCGCAGCCGTGCTGCGAAAGAAGACGGAGATTGAGGGTGAAGTCACCAACCTTGGCTCGATTTCGTCCCTGATCTCGGAATGCAAGTCGCGTGAAGACGTGGCTCGTGCAACATTGAATTGGGTGCTCCAACTCGACGGACCAACCGTCGCGACGAAGGAAGCGCAGTTCAATGAGAAGCGCCAACGCACGAAAGAAGAGCAAGCTCGCCGCAAGGCCGAGCGAGCCGACAAGCGTGCTAAGGAAGCAGCGGAAGCTGCTGCGAAAGCAAAGGACGAGGCGGCAGCGGTCGCCACGGCCTAGTTTCGGAATCAAACCGAGCCACGATCCGCATACCCGTCCTTAGAACAGGCAGCGGATCGGGCCGGTTTCTTTAGTATCTCCCGAAGGCGATCCCGCGGCAGCGCTGCTTTGGACGGCTGCCGCGGGTTTCGTTTTGCTTATGCCGGTAAGCGTTTCTGGAGTTTAACCTCAACTTTTCAACTTTTGAAGGAACCTTATGTCAAACGAACTGATTCCATTGGATGCCTTGGGCGGCGATTTGATTGTTGCTCAGGACGCCGAATTGCTTGGTGACTTGTCCGCAGGTAAGGGCTTTCTTCCTTATCTTCAACTTTTCACTCTGAAGTCTGGCGCGGTCGCTGAGGGTAAAATCCAAGGCGGTCACTACGGTTTGATTCGTGATGGCAACATCACTGATCTCGGCAAAGAGATCAACCTCTATCTGCTCGCGGTACGACCACGAGCCTTCTTCAAGGACGGCAACAACGTCAGCGTCGTGTTTGATCGTGAAGACGCCGAGTACAAGCGTATCGAAGGTCTTCAAGCGAACAAGGTCGAAGGCGCAATGGCTGGCCCCGAAGTTCTGTGCTGGTTGCCTGCTGAAGAATCGTTCTGTACGTTCTTCTGCGGTTCACCGACACTCAAGAAAGAGTCTCGGAACTGGGGTAAGTATCTTGGCAAAGAGCCACTTACGCTGAAAGCGAAATTGATTGACAACGGGAAGCATAAATGGCACGGGCCTGTTACGGTGCCACATTCAGGCACGCTGGCTCCGACGCCGACGCCGGAAGAAGTTACGGAGGAACTCAAGAAATTCAAGAATCCTCCGAAGCATACTCCCGGTCAACGTGTTGAATCGGGTACGAAGGACGAAGTTGCACGGTAGGCAGCATGAACCATGAGTGACGATCTTGTAATTCCTGTTATCCTCTCGAACGTCAATTGGACGAAATATATAGACACCGCCCAGGAATTGCTCGGTTATAAGCCTACTCATGGGGTGGATGCTTCGACATCAAAACTGTCCGAATTTGCCAAGTTCACTGCATCTTTGGCTGAGTTCAAACTCAAGGCAGAATTGAATGCGAAGCAAACACTACGAACGCCAGGTCCGTGGCTCGACCATACCTTTTATGGCTTCTTGGTGGAAAGTACAGCATCAACCATACTAGGTATCGCCGAGTCCACGGACTTGGCTCTTTTATCTGTACAATCGAATGGGAAGGGTATGAGAGCCGCTATTGTTTCTGGCACACTGAAACAATGGCGAGACGCAGTGATCGTGTGTTGCAACGCTACCGCTACGGAGCGTGTCCGACGACTGTTCAATCAAATCAAGGGGATGTTCGACCAAATTGGTTTGGCGGATGTTTGGTTTGAGTTCAGCCACAAAAGTTTACCGGACAAAACATTTCTACTTGAAAGGCAAAAGACATGAGAGTGATCGAGACCAAATTCGCGCTGGGTGGCTACTGGAAAAAGGTAGTGATGGTCTACGATCAACGACGAATCTTCTTTCATCTGGACTGCATAGTCCAAGACCGACGTATCAAACTCGATGGTAGCGGCTTTTCGACTGCTTTCAACTATGAAGTAAAGCAGATGGGCGGTCGCCAATATCATGGATATGATGGAGCGCCGCTCCGCGAGTATTGTCTTAAATGGTTCGGTCGCGATAGAATTTGGAGCGCTGAAGACAGTCAGCACAATGCGTTCCATATCGCTTTTCTCGAAGGCAAGAAGCCTTACGCTCGCTGGAAGGGTCCACTAATCACGATGCCGCCAGAAATGGCAGGCTACGTTGATGAGTTGAAACTCATTGATCCAGCATTCAAACTGTACAACCACCAAGACGAAACCGTGCGTTTCATTCTAACTCGGCGACAAGATATCATCGCTGAGGAAATGGGTGTCGGTAAAACTCTTGCAGAAATGCTTGCACGCAAATACTCCAAGCCAGCCGTATCGTGGTATGTTGCACCGCGTTCGGCCTTAAAGGCTACGGAGCGTGAGCACCGTAAGTGGAAGATGCCTTGGCCGACTGAAATGATGACGCCTCAAGGACTCGTCAAACGAGTTAAAGACCTTGAGGGTCAAGACTTCATTCCGCCGCGTTGGTTGACTCTCGATGAAGCACACGAGTACAAGAACCCGACTGCACAACGTTCGCAAGCGGCTAAAATCATGGCCGATGCGATGCGTGAGTATTGGGGCGATGATTGCGAAATCATCTTGATGACTGGCTCACCCGCTCCGAAGTCACCATTGGATTGGTTCTTTCTGGTTGAGATTGCCCGCCCAGGTTACTTGATTGAGGGCAGCCTCCACCAAATGAAAGAGCGTTTGGCTATTCTAGTTGACCGCGATTTTGGCGGTGGAGTTCACAAGCACATTGAAGCATGGAGGGATCGCGAAGATTTCTGTGATACTTGCGGTAAGGAAAAGGCCAATCCAGATCACGGTGAAGTGTCCGAGTTGACACCAGAAGTTCATGAGTTCAAACCCGGAAAGAACGAAGTCAAGTTTCTGTATCAGAGGCTTGACGGACTCGTTATCCGAAAGAAGCTTTTAGAGTGTACGGACTTACCGGAGATGCGCTATGAGCAGATCATTCTGGACCCGTCTCACAAAATGCTTCAACTTGCTCGAAGTATTGCAAACACTGCTCGAACTACTGCGCTTGCATTAACGCAACTTTGCACACTATCTGACGGTTTCTTGTATCAAGACGTTGAGAGTGGCGTTGAATGTTGTTCGGTTTGCGGTGGTAAAAAGGAAGTTCTTGATTTTGAACTCAAGCAGGAGTTTGAGGGCTGTACACTACCAGAATACGCTTATCAAGTCGAGTCATTCGATGATGAGGGTAATCCTGAAGTTGTCACCGAGAACGTTGGTTCGATGAGCGAAGATGAATGGCGTACTCG